TTTGACTTGTTCTTTAGTGGTAGTAGAACTAAAAAAAAACTACTCAATTCAAATCTAATGGGACAAAAAGAAAAAAACTTATTTTACAGCAAGAATACGCTAAAAATCCAGATTTAAATGATTTACTTAACGAAACAGCAGGGAAAGCTTCAGAATGGGCTAATGAATTAGGTGGGGGGGGTTCAGTAGCTAGTTTATCCCAACCCTTCATAACAGGAGACCCACTACCAATAGAATCTTTACCGGAATCTGTTAAAGATGCAGTTACGAGAGATTATAGTGGTTTAATGGAGGCAATAGATAAAAGATAATGGCAAGGGGATTTATAAATATAAATCCTATTGATTTAAATAGGAATGCAGCTATAGGAGTAGTGTTTCCATTTAATACTCCTGGAGTTTTTTTTAGTTCTACTACCACTAAAGAACAAGTCAAATCTAATTTAATTAATGTTTTATTAACGGTTCAGGGGGAAAGAATTAATGAACCTTTATTTGGAGTAGGGTTAAAAAATCTTTTATTTGAGCCAAATATAAACACAGATACTTTAGAATCAAAAATCACAGATCAAATAAATTTATATGTTCCCGAAATTGAATTAATTAAGGCCAATGCCAATCTTGATGAACATAAGCTATTTTTAACACTAACATATAGATTTATATTAAATAATAGTACTGATTCAATTCAACTTAATTTTAATTAATAATGGCGTATACTAAAACAAATAATAACCCCCCAGAAAAAGATATTAAATATCTTGATAGGGATTTTAATAGTTTTAAGCAAAGACTTATAGAATTTGCCCAAACTTATTATCCTAACACTTTTAATGATTTTAGTGAAGGTTCTCCAGGGATGATGTTTATAGAAATGGCAGCATATGTTGGGGATGTTTTATCTTTTTACCAAGACACTCAATTACAAGAAACTTTTTTATTATATGCTCAAGAAAAAGAAAATTTATATCAATTAGCATATTCATTAGGGTATAGACCTAAAGTAACTAGTGCATCTAATGTTAAGTTAGATGTGTTTCAATTAGTACCTTCAATAAATGTTGGAGGGGATTTTGTGCCAGATTATAATTATGCTTTGATTTTAGATAGAAATTCATCATTCAACTCTACAGAAAGTTCAGTAGAATTTTTAACCCAAAATAAAGTTGATTTTAATTTTTCGGGTTCTTCAGATCCTACAGAAGTAAGTGTTTATCAAATCAATAGTGGAACAAACCAACCCGACTATTTCTTATTAAAGAAATCAGTTATGGCTATATCTGCTAAAACTAAAACTGAAGACTTTGAAATAGGTGCTGTAGAAAAATTTCTTTCAGTTAATTTAATTGACGTTAATATAATAGGAATAGAAAGTATAACTGATAGTGATGGTAATATTTGGTATGAAGTACCTTATTTAGCACAAGATACTATATTTGAAGAAGTATCCAACAGTGAAGCAAATGATCCGACATTATCCCAATATAATAATGAAGTCCCCTACCTTTTAAGGTTAAAAAGAGTACCTCGAAGATTTATTACTCGATTAAAATCAGATGGATCTTTAGACATTCAGTTTGGAGCAGGTACAAATGAAAAAGCAGATGAAGAAATCATCCCAAATCCAGATAATATAGGAGAAGGAATTAAAGATGGAAGGAGCAAATTAGATTTTGCATATGACCCTTCAAATTTTTTATATACGGGGACTTATGGAGTAGCACCTTCAAGCACCACATTAACAGTAACATATTTAACTGGAGGGGGGATTGGTTCAAATGTTGGTTCTAATACTATTACTGAAAAGGGGAATATAAGGGCTACAAATAAACCTAATTTAAGTGGGGGATTATTAGCATTTGTTAAAAATTCAATAGCATCGACAAACCCTGAAGCAGCCACAGGAGGAGGAAGTGGGGATACTGTTGAAGATATAAGACTAAATGCTATGGCTAATTTTTCAGCACAACAAAGAATTGTAAATAAAAATGATTATATGATTAGAACTTTATCTATGCCCCCACAGTTGGGGAGAGTGGCTAAAGTTTATGTAACTCAAGATGATCAAATTTCTCCTTTATTAACATCAGATGATAATCAAATTCCAAATCCTTTAGCATTAAATTTATATACTTTAGGATATGATATAAATAAAAAATTAACTCCTTTATCGTTAGCAGCCAAAGAAAATCTAAAAATATATTTAGAACAATATAGGATGTTAACAGATGCCATCAATATTAAAGATGCGTATCCTATAAATTTGGGAATAGATTTTGATATTACTGTCTTTAAAAGATTTAATAACCAAATAGTATTATTAGGTTGCATAAAAGAATTAAAATCATATTTTAATATAGATAGATGGCAGGTCAATCAACCAATAATAATTTCAGAATTATGGAATTTAATTGGGGGAGTGGTTGGTGTTCAAACAGTAGAAAGAGTAGAATTACAAAACAAAGCAGGCGAAGAATTGGGGTATTCAAAGTATAAATATGATTTTGAAACTGCTACCAAAAAGGGGGTTATTTACCCATCTTTAGACCCTGCCGTTTTTGAAATCAAAAACCCAAACTCAGATATTAAGGGTAAAGTAATAACATATTAAAATGGCATATTATTTTTTATATCCTGAAAAGGATTCAACAATTTATAGTTATCCGGCTCGTAAAGATTTAAATACGGGGCATGATGAGATACTGCAAATCACTGAAGAGAAATATGGGGGTAATTATTATACCTCAAGAGGTTTAGTCCAATTTAAAGATTCTGAAATTTTAGATGTAATTAACAACAAACTAAATGGTAAGGATTTCACAGCAAGTTTACAATTAAATTCAACAGAGAACAAAAATCTTGCAATAACCCAAACACTAAACGTATTTCCTATATCTCAATCTTGGAATGAAGGAACAGGAAAATATCTCAACCAACCATCAGGCAGTGATGGTGTATCTTGGGTTTATAGAGATAATAGTGATGATAAAACTATGTGGAGAACATCATCTTTCGCAGTAGGTTCAACAGGTTCAATGAATTTAGTAAATGGAGGGGCTACCTGGTATACAGGTAGTGGGTTTGAATCCTTTCAATCTTTTTCTAATGCTACAAATTTAGATACAGATATTACTGTTACGGGGGTAGTAAAGAAATTTTATAGCAGTAGTTATCTTTCATCAACATATCCTAATGGAATACCAAATGATGGGTTTATTATCAAAAGAACTAGTACAATTGAATTTGATTCCACAAATACGGGTGAATTAAATTATTTTTCTATAGATACCCATACAATTTACCCTCCGGCGTTAGTTTTTAAGTGGGATGATTCAAGTTATGTGACTGCTAGCGGTGCTTCTATTATAGAGTCAGGTTCCTTTTTTGTAGCTATAGAAAATAATGAAGAAACTTTCAACCAAAACACAAATTATAAATTTAAAGTCTTTGCAAGAGATAGGTATCCGTCTAGGACCTTTACAACCTCTTCTAACTATTTAATCCAAAAATATCTACCAACATCTTCGTATTATAGTATTAGGGATGCGGCAACTCAAGATATAGTCATACCCTTCGATTTAGTTAATACTAAAGTAAGTGCTGATACAAATGGTAATTATTTTAAATTAAATATGAAAGGGTTACAACCAGAAAGATATTATAGAATATTATTAAAAGTTATAAACCAAGAAGAAGAAGTTATAATGGATGATGGGTACTTTTTTAAAGTAGTTAGATAATGGCGGAACATTCAAAAACAGATATAAAAATAGATAAAATAATTTATAGTAATAATTCTATAAATAAAGTAATTAATAGGTCCTTTAGTGAATTAATGTCTGAAGATCCTCCAGTTGATATTAAAGGATTTTTTAACCAATATCATAAAATATTTTATGATATTCCTAAAGAAGGTTCTAAACAATCACATTTTACTTTAATAGAACAAAGCACAGATTATTTGCAGGGGTTTGATGATCCTAAAGATGCCCAAATAGAATCTTTATTAAATAGGATTGAAGAATTAGAATTACAGTTAAGTGAAGGTGAAGATATTGAACAATTTAGTAAGACTGAGGAAAATCCTTATTTTAAGAATGGTAGTATTTTAATGCGTTCTCACATTAACCAAACCTGGATGCCGGCATCAGATGCAGGCTCACAGGGTACTCATCTTATGGAAAGAGGAAGAAAAAGAATGATAATGGGGAAGGATATCTTTCTGGTCTTAAAAGACGCTTTAGGTTACAAAAATGTAGATAATGAAGATATGGTTACTCGAATTGGAGTTGGGACTGAAAGAGACCTTCCAACGGGCCCTAATTTTACCGCTGATAGTTTTACTAATAGCGACCAAGAATGGGATGATTTTTTGGGTATCGTCAGTCCACAAGCAAAATTTAACCAAGAACTAATAGATAAAATTAAAGAATTAGACCCTAATGGGTTCCATGCAGGACTTGTATCCCCATACAGATTTAACACAGACTCTGAATATATAGAAGCTCTAGAAACAGAGATAAATGAGTTAGAGAATGTACACACTCATTTAAAAACTGCTCCCGATCAAAATGATCCTGGTATAATAGAACGAATACATTCAAATCGACTAGTATATAATATATTAAGGGATGTATATGTAGTAGCTTTAGAGGGGGGGAGGGATGCTGTAGCAAGTCAAGATTTCTTAATAGATAGGGATTCAGAGGATTTTGGTGAGGGAGTAGAAAGAGATTAAAAAATATTCAAAACATAACAATGCCTGAAGAACAAATTATAATCTCACAAATTGATATTGAAGATCAAGAAGAACTTCAATCAAATACCATACCAAAGAAGTTTGGTAAGGAGGAGGATTATGTTGAATTTCATGTATATGATGGAAACCAAAATATATTAGAATCAATTGAAGATTTTACATCTTATGAATATCCTACTCAAATTTCTGATCCTAATTCGTTAACTAATGAAATATCAATAGATATAGTAAGTTCTTTAAATGGTTTAGGTTTTACTTCGGGTAAGTATAAAACTATTCTTAATATACATCGTAAAAAATTATATAGCACTTTTGAAAAAATCTTTTTTATAAAAGAAATTTCAACATCTAGAACAGAATTACGTATATCTACTACTAAAGTAAGCCCAGAATCTTTAAAAGATCAATTTAATAAATTTTTAGGTGAAATATCGGCCGCTCCTTATTTTAAAGATTTTATTTTAAATTTTGGAGAAAATGTTTTAGTTTTAGGAATTAATATAGCTTTAGAGGAGATTAATTCAAGTGAGTTTGATCTTTTAATTAAATTATATAAACCTTTACCTTCAACTATAGAGAATAAAGATATTTTTAGAATTGTAGAATCCTTAACTAATCCTATAGAGTTTAACATAGATTTAGGAGATCCTGAGGTTGTAGATTCATCAATTCCCTTAAGAGGGCCTAACTTTAAAATTGATATTAGATTAAACAATTCAATCCCTTCTGAATTTAAAACTTATGATGATATATTAGGGGGTTCTTCTACTTCTTCTTTCCAAAATTTAACCAATAAATTAAGTGGTAGTGTAGTTCCCAACATTCAATATGATAACCCAGATACACCTTCAGGTTATCATTTTGAGAGGTTTACTAATTTCAGTTCTGCAACTGAAAGAGTTAAAAATTTTAGATATAAAATCAAAACTATTGATTTATATAACAATCAAATTAAGGGCATTAATACCATAGTAGGATCCACTTCAGAATCAGCTGATGTATTAAACAACAAATCATCAATCCAACAAAAAATCAATAAAATTATTGGGGGGTTTGATGGATATGAAACATATCTATATTTTGAATCAGGAACTTATGCTTGGCCCAAATTAGATCCTGATAAACCTTATAAATTATACGCATCCACAGCACCTCAAGCATTAACTTGGGTGGGGAGTGAAATAGATACAAATGACGATTATGGGGGACAGTTGCTTTCAGCTTCTTTATATGATAGACAAAACAGAAATAATTTAATTTATACAGTCCCCAATCATGTTATAGATAACCCAGATAATAATCAATATGTTTTATTTGTTAATATGATTGGTCAACATTTTGATCACATATGGTCTTATATAAAACAAATAACTGAAATTAGAAATGCAGACAATAGTTTATCTAGAGGTATATCTGAAGATTTAGTATTTACGGCTTTAAAAAGTTTAGGTGTTGAGGTATTTGATCAGTTTGAAAATAAAGATTTATATGATTATTTTTTAGATGTAAATAAAAACTCAAATCAAGGAGTAGGATATTGGGATATTTCAGGTAATTTTATAGTTGGAGGAGATCCCAATTTTATCACAGGTTCAGACCAACCAATGACTAAAAATGATATAACTAAAGAGGTTTGGAAAAGAATATATCATAATTTACCTTACCTTTTAAAAACTAAAGGCACTGAAAGAGGAATCAAAGCCATAATGTCTTGTTATGGGGTTCCAAGTACAATCTTACATGTAAAAGAATATGGGGGACCTGTAGTTGATCAAAATTCATATAAAACATTTAATTATGATAAATTTAGTTATGCTTTAAGGGGGAATACTTTAAATAACAATGGAGGGTATTTTTTAAGCCCTTCTAGAGGAGATGGTGTTGGGTCTTGGGATATAAGTGGTTCTTTTATAGTTGGGGGAACAGATGCAACTGTTTGGGATCCTAAGACTAAAACTATTGAATTTAGAGCAAAACCTGAAAGAGTATCGAATACAACTCAATCTTTATGGACTTTAATGAAACCTGCGGGTATTGGGGATGGTATTGGGTTTTGGGATATAAATGGTTCTTTTATAGTTGGGGCGTTATCAGCATCATTGAATTTAAAAGTTGAAAATTATACAGGCACAAATTATGTAAACAATGATTTATATGGCAGATTAACATTAAGAGATAATTTTGATAATTTATTAGGTAGTTCAAATTATTATCCTATATTTGATGGGGAGTTTTATAATATTTCTATAAGAGATGAATCTTATGGGGATGCTTTTGGTTTAACCTCAATTTTAAAAATCAGCTCATATAAATCAATAGACGCGAACAACTATCCCCACACCCAAAGTTTTACAGCAAATTTAACAGGGAGTCTCATTTCAAGTTATTTAAATACTTGGTTAAGTTCAAGTGTAAGCGAATATTTAGGTATTAGTTATAGTGGTTCTTTTCAAGAATATAGAGCATATACAGAATTACTTACAGATTCGACTTTAGAAAAACATTCATTAGCTCCTTTTATGTATGCGGGTAATACACTTTCATCTTCATATGATGGGTTGATTGCAAGATATCCTTTAGGAAGTGATGTAAAAAATACAATAAACCCATATGCTTTAACTACGATATATTCTTCCAATCCAAACTTTAATGATAATAAAATTGCATCTATTGGTTTAACAACCAAAGGTAGTTGGCAAGGGTTTGTAGAAACCCACCATATAATCACCCCAGACACAGTAGGCAATTCAATGACAAGTGAAAAAGTCAGAATTGACACAGGAACAATAGATGATGATATTTTATCAACTTATTTAAGGGCTGAATCCTCTACGTTAGATCGTCAACCTTTAGATTATAATACTTTGGGTATATTCTTTTCACCTCAGTTTGAAATGAATGAAGATATAATATATACTTTAGGGCATTTTAGATTAGATGATTATATTGGAGACCCAAGACACCAAACAGGTTCACATTATCCGGATTTGAGTAATTTACTTAGTGTGTACGAAAAGAAATTAGAACGAAGATATAATTTTTGGGATTATATAAAATTAATACAATATATAGACCATACTTTATTTAAAATAATAGAGCAGATGGTTCCTGCAAGGGTAAATTTAAAAACAGGTTTATTAATTGAACCTCATTACCTTGAAAGAACAAAATTTTCAAGAACTCTACCAGAAATTGATGATAGTAAACAATTTTATGCGGATTATAAACCAGTTGACGAAGTAGGAACAACAGGTGAATATTTATTGAACGAATTAGAAATAGATTGGTATCATGATTATTTTGCAGGAAGTGGAGATATGGACGGCAATGCGATGCCAAACAGAAGAAGTAGTTTTTATTATAATGTAATTAGACCTTGGGGGGAGGAGGTTTTGGTACAAGAAGTGAGTGAAGCCCCTCCAATACCCGATGATGGGGGTGATACAGGATAAAAAATGGCAACAACAACAATATTTTCAACAGGCATAAAGTACCCCCAAACAGGTTCTCAATTTCCATCCC